TCAGTTGGCAGGGACATTTGCTGCTGACAGGTTCATTGTTATTAAGAATAAAACAAAAGACCCAGTGGTATCTGCTGAACCACATCCTCATTTTGATTATGAGAAGAAAGTCTTTACCAAAGATGGTAGAGAAGAATACATGAAAGAACAAGCGGAGCAACAACAGCAATGAAGATAGCGATAATAACTGACACTCACTTCGGAGGTAGAAGGGGTAGTAAGGTATTTCATGACTTCTTTCAAAAATTTTACGATAATATATTCTTTCCAGAACTAGAAAAGAGAGGTATCAAGCATTGTATCCATATGGGAGATGCTTTTGATAACCGAAAGAATATAGATTACTGGTCACTAGATTGGGCTAAAGAACATGTATATGATAAGTTCAAAAATTTGGGGGTCAAAGTTTGGCAACTTGTAGGTAATCATGATGTCTACTATAAAAATACAAATAGGATTAATTCTATTGATTCACTCTTAGAACATTATGATAATATAGTTCCCATATCTTCTCCAGGCCAATATGAGGTAGGTGATTTCAAGTGCTTTATGTTACCTTGGATATGTGATGACAACTATCAAGAAACATGTGATGCTATAGAAAAATCAGACGCAAAGATTGCCTTTGGTCATCTTGAACTCACTGGATTTGAATTATATCCAGGCATGGTTCAACAAGGCGGTATTGATAAAGGTATCATAGAAAAGTTTGATACAGTATTCTCAGGACACTATCATACCAGAAGTAATGATGGTCAAACATTTTACTTAGGTAATCCTTATGAGATGTATTGGAATGATTGTGGAGACAAAAGAGGATTTAATATCTTAGATACTGAGACAGGTGAGATTGAGTTTATAGAGAACACATATCATATCTTTGAGAAGATATACTATAACGATACACCTTCTGCTACATTTAAAGCTCATCTATACAAAGACAAGATCATAAAGTTATTTGTCAGGTCTCGTAAGTCTCAGTTAGAATATGATAAGTTTCTGGACAAACTTCTAAAAGCTGGTATAATAGATTTAAAGGTAGTTGAAAATACAGAAATCAATGATCGAGAAGTTGATCTTGATGGGGAAAAAGTTGAAGACACACTGACACTTCTAAATAAGTACATCGAAGACTCTGATTTTGACTTAGAGAAAGAAAGAGTCAAGACACTTCTTAAAGAAGTTTACCTAGAAGCTTGCGAAACTGAGTAATGTACATTTTATCACTTGCTGGTCACGAAGGGGAAGGAGCGTATGCCGTCACTAATGATGATGGCCAGAAGGCTCTTTATCTTTTTCAGCAAGAAGATGACGCTACAAGATATGCAGGCCTCTTAGAAGCGGAAGAATCTACGGTATTGACAGTTGTGGAAATAGATGATAACCTAGCTGTTGAGACCTGTAAAAAACACAAATACAAATATGTTATTATCTCATCAGATGATATAGTGATCCCGCCAAAAAATTATGATAGTATTCAAGACGATACGGTGGCGTAACTTTTTATCTACTGGTAATCAGTTTATAATTGTAAGTTTTCAAAAATCCCCGACAAATTTAATAGTAGGTGCAAATGGAGCGGGTAAATCTACTATTTTAGATGCACTGACTTTCGTATTATATAATAAACCTTTCCGTAAAATTAAGAAAGCACAATTAATTAATACTGTAAATGAGAAAGAGTGTGAAGTACAGATAGAATTTGAGATACAGGGTAAGATTTATACCATTGTAAGAGGTATGAAGCCAACTTTGTTTGAAATTTATATTGATGGGAAGAAACAAGATCAATTTGCGAACCAGAATGATCAACAGGCATACTTAGAAGACAATATTTTACGACTAAATTATAAATCTTTCACTCAAACTACAATTTTAGGGTCTGCAACCTTTGTTCCTTTCATGCAACTAGGTAATTCTGACCGTAAAGCTATAGTTGAGGATGTATTGGACATCAAAATTTTCTCTGGAATGGCAAAAATTCTAAGAGAAAAGATTAGTAAGGCTAATACAGAGATCAGAGAACTCACTATCAAGAAAGAAATGATAGAAGAGAAGATAGAGATGCAAAAAAACTTTATTGCTGATCTTGATAGTAGTGGAAAGAAGAGAATTAAGGATACCAGAAAGAAAATTGATGGTTTATTTTTAGATTCTAACTCTTTGATGGAAACTAATGATAACTTGTCGAGCGAAATAGAAGAAAAATACAAACCAAAGTTGCAAAACTTATCATCAGCCAAGACTGCGCTTCAGAAAAAGAACACAATTAAAGCAAAACTGGAACAAAAGATACAGAATATAACATCCGATCATAAATTTTTTGTTGATAACGTATCATGCCCTACATGTGGACAGAATATAGAGGAAGAGTTTCGCTTAAATAAAATTGAAGACATCGAAGGTAAGGTCAAGGAGATTAATTCCGCCTACACAGACCTTACCAAGTCTATAGACGAGGAAAAAAAGAAAGAACAAAAGTTCCTAGATGTTTCTCATCAGATCACGCAACTAACGAATGACATTTCCACTAACAATTTTAAAATTTCTCAGTACCAACGACAAATACGAGAATATGAACAGGAAGTTCAAGACATTACCTTACAAATTGAGAACAGAAATACTGAAAGAGCAACACTTAAGGGTCTGAAAACAGATTTAAAGACAGTAGAAACTGATAAAGCAAATTACACAGAAAATATAGAGTACCTAGACTTTGCAAACTCCATGATGAAAGACTCTGGAGTTAAAGCTAAGATAGTAAAAAGGTATTTGCCAGTCATGAATCAGAAGATCAATAAGTATCTTCAAATGATGGACTTCTATATCAATTTTACTTTGGATGAGCAGTTCAATGAGTGCATAAAGTCTCCAATACATGAGAAGTTCAGTTATGAATCATTCTCTGAGGGAGAAAAAATGCGGATTGATCTGGCCATCCTTTTTACTTGGCGAGATATTGCTAAGATGAAGAACTCATCCTCTACAAATATACTAATTCTTGACGAAATATTTGATAGTTCACTTGACAGTAACGGCACTGACGAGTTTACAAAGATAATCAAGTATGTTATTAAGGATGCTTATGTGTTTATGATATCACATAAGGTTGACGAACTCACTGATAGGTTAGATAATTTAATTACCTTTGAAAAAATGAACGGATTCTCAAAAGTTAGATATTCTACATAATAGTATACTACGGATACCGTATGATACTACTAGATGGATGCCACTCACTTAAACTTGAGTGTGCTATAAGGGAACTCGGTTTCATTGATATGGAATGGAGAACTATTGCCCATGCAGGCATCTTTCTAGTACAACCTGTAGGTATGCCAAATGATCCCGAAGGAGATCTATTGGGGTTTACAATAACATATGAGAGTAAAGTAATAAAATTACAGAATACAGCGAAGAAAGCTTTAGATACAGCTATAAGATGGTCGGGGTAGACAGTTGACAAAGTGGCACACCACTGGTTGAAATTGACACAAGGGAGATTATAATATAGACATAGACAAGAAAACAAATGCTCACAAAGATTAATTACGAAGTCAAAGGTCAACTTGCAAAACTACTTGCAACTGAAGATCTCATCATAGAGAACCGTAAGGTCGAGACAGCGATGTTTGACGTAGAACGTAGAGTATTGACACTTCCAATGTGGGAGAAGGCCTCTGCGTCCGTATACGACCTTCTCGTGGGACATGAGGTTGGACACGCACTATACACACCATCAGAAAACTGGAAAAAAGATTATCCAGATCTACCAATGTCTTATGTCAACATTCTTGAGGATGTGAGAATTGAGAAGTTGATGAAGCGTAAGTATGCTGGTATCGTCAAGACATTTTTTAACGGATACAAAGAACTATCAAGTCAAGATTTCTTTGAGTTGGAGGAGAATGATGTAGAAGAGATGGGTCTACCAGACAGACTTAATCTAAACGCTAAGATTGGTAACTTTGTAGATGTTCCTTTCTCAGATGGCGAAGATTATTTTATCAACAAAGCAAACAAGACAGAAACATTTCAAGAAGTTCTAGATCTTTCTGTTGAGTTGTTTGATTACATGAAAGAAAAGATCAAGGACTCAATGGCATCTAATGGTGGAGAGTTAGATGAAGATTGGAAAGTTGGTAATGACTTTGGATTGGGTGAGTCCACTCAAGGAATTCCTTTTGAAAAAACTGAGTCTGATGAAGAACTATCATCTGAAGATTCAGAAGATACCAAAGGCCAAAGTAAGAACCCACAATCTAGTCCTGATCTTGGATCTGATTTTGATATGGAAGACATGGAAGCTGCTAGTGATATTTCTGGTGGGGAACATGGTAATCTAGAAACTATTACAGATAAAACCTTATCTGATAATCTAGAGAACTTGAACAACAAAGACAGACCAAGCAGTAGAGATCCTGAGTATTGCACAATACCAGACCTCAAGCTTGACAATCTTCATATCAAAGTCAATGATATTCATAGTGCTATGGATAGTTGGTATACAGAACAACAAAGAAGATATGATGCAAGTGTTCTAGAAAACAATCACATCACTCCAAAGAACATCTATGAGACAGTTGACAATGAGTACAGACTTTTCCGTAGATCTGCTCAGAAAGAAGTCAACTATCTTGTAAAAGAGTTTGAGTGTCGTAAGTCAGCAGACGCATATGCTCGTGCTACAGTATCAAAGACAGGTGTTCTTGATTGCACAAAGCTTCATTCATACAAGTATAACGAAGATCTATTCAAAAAGATTACTACTTTACCTGATGGTAAAAATCATGGATTGATTTTCATTCTTGATTGGTCTGGTTCTATGAGCACAGTTCTCATGGATACTATCAAACAGTTATACAACCTAGTTTGGTTCTGTAAGAAAGTCCAGATTCCTTTTCAAGTATTTGCTTTTACTAATGAGTGGAATCGTTATTCACAGTATGACCCAGACAAGTCTTATATTGGACACTACTCTTTACCCTTTGAACATCATCAAATTAAAAATGGTCAACTCATTGTAGATAATCAATTCACAATGCTTGAGTTCTTATCAAGTGATGTTAAGAAGAAAGATCTAGAACATCACATGATGAACATTTGGAGAACGGCATCAGTTATGGATTGTAGAGGTCGTTGGGATAACAATTACTTCTATCAGCCTCCTCATGGATTACAACTATCTGGTACTCCATTGAATGAAGCACTTGTATCTCTAAACCAGTTGATACCACAGTTCAAAAAGAAAACAGGTGTTCAGAAAATCCAGTGTATCACTCTTACAGATGGTGAAGCACATCCAATCAGTTTCTCAAAAGAGTTTATTGATGGAGACGGTCACAGATACATGGGATCACGTTCTACTTGTCACAATAGTGTGTTTATTAGAGATAACAATGGTAAGACTCACTCCTGTGGTGACAACTACCATGAGTTAACTGCTGCTCTAATTCAACAACTTAGAGGTAGATTTACTGACGTAAACTTCATAGGAATCAGAGTCCTAAACAAATCTGAGTCCAGTAGTTTCATCCGTAGATATTCTGATTGGGATCAGGACAAAGTTGCCAATCTTCAAAATCAATGGAGAAAAACTAAATCTGTTATGATTGAAGATGGCGGTGGGTATCATGCTTACTTTGCACTCTCATCATCTGCTTTAAACTCTGATGATTCTTTCGAGGTCAAGGAGGACGCTACCAAGTCACAAATCAAAGCTGCTTTCAAGAAGTCACTTTCCGCAAAGAAAATGAACAAGAAAGTTCTAGGACAGTTTATGGAATACATTGCATAGACAATCAACAAACTGTCACATAACTGGTTGCATGTGCTATCATGCACCAGTATAATTAATACATAACTACATAATGAACAATGCCTTTTGAAGCTAAAGTGAATCCAGAATCTCTAATTACTTCTCTAAGAGATCTATACGGTAACAAACTTACCGCCGCACACATCAAAGCATACTGTGCTCAACATGATGTGACATATCAAACTGTCACAAAATATCTTGCCAAGTTCAAGACAACAAAAGGTAAGTGGAATCTAACTGTCAGAGAGAAGAAAGCAAACCTTGAAGCAAACTTTGCTGCTCCTGCTGTTGTTCCACCAATCGAACAGAACCTTATACCAGAAGTTGATCCCAACTTTGTCAAGTTTGGAAACTTCCCTGATGTTAAAAAGATAATTCAATCCAAAGAATTCTATCCATGTTTTATTACAGGACTATCAGGTAATGGAAAGACTCTAGGTGTAGAACAAGCCTGCGCTCAACTCAAGAGAGAAGTTGTTCGTGTAAACATTACTATTGAAACTGATGAAGATGATCTTATTGGTGGTTTCCGCCTTGTTAATGGCTCCACTGTATGGCACAACGGCCCAGTCATCGAAGCCCTCGAACGAGGTGCAATATTGCTCCTTGACGAAATCGACCTTGCCTCTAACAAAATCCTCTGCCTTCAGAGCATCCTTGAGGGAAATGGTGTTTTCCTTAAAAAGATTGGAAGATTCGTTAAGCCAGCAAGAGGATTCAACGTATTCGCCACCGCAAATACTAAGGGTAAAGGTTCAGACGATGGACGATTTATTGGAACTAACGTGCTCAACGAAGCCTTCCTCGAGCGATTCCCAGTTACCTTCGAGCAATCCTATCCCTCAGTAAAAACAGAGGAGAAGATCTTAAATCTCTTATGTGATGATAAAGAGTTCTGTAAGAGACTTGTAGATTGGGGAGATATCATCCGTAAGACATTCTTTGATGGTGGTGTTGAGGAAGTTATTTCTACAAGACGCCTTGTACATATCGTAAAGGCATATTCCATCTGGAAAAACAAAGAGAAAGCGATTGAGATATGTGTAAATCGTTTTGATGATGA